TCACCATTGCATTAAGGTCTTTTGCAACAAATGCCACCATTTCCTCAACTCTGAATGTAACCTTGTTGTACTCAACGTTATCAGCGTGTTGTTCGAACATCCTTAATTCAGGAGATAATCTGTTAATGAACTCAAATTCAGGTGAACTTACAACGTAAGCAGTCCCGGCTGTCAATGTAGGGATAGGAACAACCTGAACAGTCGTTTCAATACCGTTTGCATTGAACCCTGATAGCGTATTGTTAGGCAAATCATATTCGCCTGATCCTGTAGCCTTGTTCAATTTGATGTGCTCCAGATAATCGGAAGGATTCATCAGAACATGAGTAGGATTCATGTAATTACCCAACAGCTGACCGAATGCCGCATCAACTAACTTTTCTACTGCAATAGTTTTTGAGCCGCTATAAGCAACTGCATACGCTGACAAGTAATCAGTTATCAGTTTGTTCTCCCTTGCAAAAATTCCGTACCTTGAATAAAGCAAAGTATTTGCGATGCTACCCTGCAAATATCGGACATTTAACAGCAACTCCCTGTTAACAGTTGTAATCCCTGCTATCCATTTGGGTGTAACTGTGATGTCCTTATAATTAGGTGTTACATCAGGTTTAGGTACGTCTGCACCCAATTCACCTGTTCCTCTTGCCCATTCATCAACACCCCCTGTAACTGTACCAAGTTGAGGTATAACGATGCTTCCAGAGTCTGTTGTAATATTAGGAAATATATTCCTCAAATACAGAGGTGAGTAAGGTGAATTGTATAAATCCCTTCTGACCTCAGTCGTCTGCCGTCCTAACGCCCCAGTAGCCCAATTTGCATCTGTAACCTCTTTTATGGTGAATGTTTTCTCTCCACCTCTGAACGACTTAATCGTTTCAGCGTTATCTATAATCGCCCCTGAAATTGCATCATGTATTGACATGCTCTTTTCGTTTTTATCAGTTATTTGCCCTTGTTTTTTAACATCTGCTGAAAGCTTGTTAATACTGTCGGTTAACTCTTTCTTCACCGCTTCGATGTCCTCCGACTTCGTAGCTTTTTCAACCTGAGCGGTTAATTCGGTAACCTTGTCGTTTAATTCCTTAACCGATTTTTCCGCTACACCTTTAGCCGCTTCTTCGGCTGTTTTCTTTACATTTTCCAAAGCCTCTTGTTTATCTTTTTCAAGTTGAGCTTTTTTTTCTTCTTCCGTCATAATATTAATTTTTAAATAATTCGTAAATATTGTATATTAATTTATCCGCTGACGGCTCAACTGCTCCGAGTGTGTCCTCACGGCTCGATTCTTTGAGTGTCAAAAATGCTTCTAAACTCTTTAGTATGTTGTCTGAAAATTGGCTGTCATACGCTTTTATAATCGTTTGCCAAAATTTATCTTGTGTCAACTCTGTTTCTGCTTGAATAGACTTCACCATGTCAACCATTGATAACTGGTTTGCTGGTTGCATTGTCAGAACGCTCACCTCATCAAGTTTAAACTCAGTGATAATTCGACTATCCTGTTTATCTCTTTTCATCACCCAACCGCCAATAGAAAAACCACACTCGAAACCATTTTCAAACATGAATTTAGCTTCCTGATATGTATCTTTACCGAGTTGTGTATCCATGATTATCTTTGCTTCCATGTATAACCCATACGGATCATAAGCATCAAGCTTCAATGGAACACCCACAAACTCGCTTGACTTGTGATTTTTATAAATCTTCATAGACTTATGATTTTCAGAGACGGTTTTCGCAAAGCATCCAAGCCTTGAAATATCTCCCTGCAAATCTTCAATATTGTAAACATTTGCATAGCCTGATAATATCCCATCGCTTGCGCTCTTGAATATATCCGCTTTTTTTATTTTGTAATCTTTTTGTTCCATATCGTGTTACAATAATTTTTTAACCTCTTAACCTTGCATTATAATACGCTTCACTCACATATGTAACCGTGCAGCTGCAATTAACTACATTTCGGGCGCTTAAATTCTCAGCGTGTGGATAATCCGCGTATTCAACGCCATAAGCATCAACTATTTGAAATTGTTCTCCCTCAGGAATAGTCACGCCATCAAGTGCCACATGGTGCGCTCTTGGGTCTTTCGCCCCTCTGTGCATCCATATTTTATACATCGTGAACTCGCCTACCTCTTCTTTCCACGCTATAGCCGCCTGTCGCTGTGATTCGTTAGCCATCTGTGCTACCTCCGTACGTGCTATCCTCATCGCCCTTTGCCTATCAAACATCTTCAACTGGTCTGTTATTTGATTGAACGGGACACCTACATTGTTCCTTAAAACCTCCTGAACCGCTTCCCTCGTCGTTGTGTCAATAGCAACTATCTTTTGAGCCATCCGAGTTTGAACAAAAACCTCCATCCATACCCTCCATGCTGTACTAAAAAAATCTGATACGCTTTTGCTTGTTTTAAGCCCATTTAAGAGGTTGTATTGGTTGATGCCTACTGTTAGCCCATCCGCTCCATAAAGGTCTCTAAAAATAGGCTCAAAACGTGAAATAAACGTGCCTGTCTCTATTAGTTCATCCCTCTGCCTTTGCAACTCCTTGTAAATTTTTGCACGATATTTCCTTTCCAAGCGAAACATTCGCCTGTCAAGTGCTGTTTGATACCGTATGAAAAATCTACTGTTTGCCATATCTTTTAATTAATAAAATCATTGCCACCTGAATAATCGCTCAAAGGTATTTTGTTTGTATCAATAAACACCTCATCCGCATAAGGGTTGTCGATTGCATCGAAGCCATCAATCGCCCTCAACTCATTTAATGATAGTTTGCCCTCTAAATTCTTTCGCTCCTCTAAGGACATCTGCAATTCATCGTACAGGCTTGTGTCGTAATCAAGAACGTAATTGACTTTGTTTTTGTCCTCTGTTCTGAACGGCTCAACAAGCCAGTTATTTAAAGCGTCCTCCTCCTTGTTCAAATAAGGGAGTATCACATCCCTGATAAACCTTGCACCACCCTCTTTTTGGTTCTGATATGTAGGGTTCTTTTCAAATAAAACCGCTGGAACGCCCCATAAGTCGCATAAGTTATCTCCTGCTTTTTCGATTGAATTGATGATGTTCAAAGCATCAGGTGATAAACCTATTTGTGTATATTGAAGTGGCATGCCACTTACAACTATTTTATTTTTATTGTCTACGCCGTGTATCTTTGCTTCTACTGCATCTTGTGTTGCTTTCGTTTGAGCTGGATCCATCCAATTATTCTTGTCAGGATGATTAGGTGAAATAATACCCTTTGCTCCCTCATTCTGAATTGATTTAATCCACGTCTCAATAGCATAGTCATCCAATTGTAAATATTTTAACCCAGCCGTTAACGGTGACAACCCCCTAAATTGAGAGCCTTGCATGTCAAATAGTGGATTGTTCATTTTAAGATGAAACACATTTTTTAAATCATCACCTTGCCACGTCCTCAACCTGCCGTCAGGCATCATGTATTGCCACGCCACTATCTCATCATTCTTAACAACGTGGCTCATTCGTGATGGAGGTATGGCGTATAACTCTAATGCTATATTTGAATTTAGAGCCGTCTCCCTAACCAAAAATGCTTCACCTTGAACGAAGTAAAACAACCTGAATAACTCGAACAAATCAATCCATGTCTGATATGGATTTGGTTTTTCAAGCAATTTAAACAAATCACTATCCTCTGGTGCATATTCCAGCGCCTTCGTGTACAACCTTTTTTTTACATGTTCTATCGGTGTAGCATTGTATTTATTATTCCTATACTGCCTGTATTTACGTGCCTTATCATCTCCTGTATCAATGTATAACTCCAAGTTAGCAACTGCACACTTTTGAATGATCTTCTGGATTATCTTGTAAACATTGCCATTTTGTGTATAACCTTTTTCAATAAAATCGCTTGCATCCCAGCTATATAATGTTAACGGCATATTATATAACGAAAATTGGTAAGACGAGGTAGAACCTATCGCTTTACTGCTTCGCTGTTTATTTATTCCCAATGCTTTTTTTATCATTACTCTTCGCTATATAAATTTATTCCCATAAATACCGTAATTGCTCCCCAAAAAATAATGATAGCAAGCCTGCTACCTACCCACCAATCAGTAACATCAAAAGTTAATTGTATAAATGAAATTGATAAATACAGCATCAGTAATGCTATCAATGATAGGATTATGAGTGTCAATAGTGTACTGTATTTTTTATTCAATTTCATGTGTCTGTTACTTGTTTACTTGTTTAATATATTGAAAATTCAAATTTATTAATCTTATGCATAACCGCATACCTGATAGCATCTATTGCATGGCAATAAGCATCAATGGGTTTATTAGTCGGGTTACCATCCTTATTTAACGCCCAGCTATATGCCCTTAACTCCTTTATCAAGTTAACGCTCCTCTTAGTTACATATATAGGTTTGCTTAAAAGAGTGTCAATACCTTTAATGATGCTATCAGGACCTTTGACCGCCCCTTTGACATTATACCCGGCGTTACACATTTCCTGAATGCTTTTAGGCTCCGCACTGTCAGCTATAATCTCATCATAGTTTTTCTTTAAGCCTAAACTATCAAACCTCCTAATGATGTCTGAGTTAAGCATACCGGTCTGGTAGATCAATTCATCAACGTAAAAAGCATCTCCCACTTCTATTGTTTTAATCAAAGCGCTTGGATCATTCGTAAACCCGAAGTCAAGCCCGTAAATGGCTTTTTCCTCCAGCTCCTGCGGTATCCTATCTATCTGATACCAATTAGAAAATATAATCCCCTCCGTTACCCCGTACTCGCAATCGAAGTGTATTCGCTTAAAATTCTCATCCCTTGAAACACGCATCTCTATCCTGTTGCGCTCCGTTTCAGGAAGGAAAGGATTGTCAGTATAGTTTGATTTTATTACAACCGTCTTGTCATAGTTTGATAACCAATTTTCCATCCAGAATTGAGCCGTCGGATTAAAGTCGGCAATAACATTTTCCGAGCGCCTTGCCAATTCATCCCAAACATCCTTCTTTAAAGAATTAACCTCATTACCATACAAGTAATCACGCCTTGCACCTAAAGCCTTGTCAATTCTATCAGCCGAGAAAAACTCGATAATTGAGCCACTTGGTGCCGTCCATCTCGATGTTGATATGTTCCAACTTGATTTACCCCATAACCCTAAAGGCTTGCATACATTCGATAAAATTCTTATTGCTCCGATATCAAGGTGCGGTTTGGATTCTGAAACGATAGTTATAATTAAATCCTTAAATCTTAGTGCTATGGAAAATAAAAACAGAACAATATCATATGTTTTGCCTGAACCGGTGCCGCCCCTGTGGACAATGATCTTATTGCCATCCTCAAAGGCTTGTTTGGTTTTATGAAATATCGTGCCTGTTTTTATATTAATATCCATAAGCTATTGGTCTTTAGAATGAT